GTGTGTATTGTTAATCGTCGTGCTAGCTGACGTCCTCCCTCTGCCCAGATGAATGGTCATCATTTTGAGGTGATCCGTCTGCTCAACCTACCATTTTGGTTGAGCGTGTGCAGTTAAAGTACTGTACTTACCCGCTTGAAAGGTGTGGAGCTTTCCGCCCACTTAGGCACCCAAGAAGGCTTAAAGAGCCATCGCAATTAGCTTGCTAGAGCTAGTTACGGTTAAAGTTCCAGCCGCACCTGTAAGGGTCACAGGCACCGCTATGACTGATGAAGCATTCAGTGACACAATTACATCCACAACCACCGAGTGATAGTGACTAACACCACCATTTGCGTAGTTGTTGGATAAATTAATTTGTGATACACTGGAAGCCGTAATACCAGCCACAGCAGTGAAGGTTTCAGCAGTGTTGTTGGTGAGGGCAAGAATAGCAGTGATACGGTATATGCCACGCGCGAGGGTAAGAGCACCAGCCTCGAGTGCGTACTCCATCCCCCCGATGTTTGACGTAACCGTCTGAAACTGCCAATCCGCAGCAGCACCAGTGGCGTATACTTGACCCGACCCATAGTACAATTGTAGTACGCGGTGTGATACGGGGTTGGTGGTTGGTTCAAGATGATAATCTGAGAACCTCACCTTATACCGGACCTCCACATACCCAATTGGGTCGGAATCAGCCTCATCTCGGACCATGATGACCAACATACCGGGGTCATATTGGAATAGGCTATTGCCCTCAATACCATATCGCACATACCTACGACCGGCCAACATACGTTTCGGTACCGTGAGTGTGAGGCCGTCCGGACGATAAACGCTTGACGCCACATGACACTCATAGGCCGAAAACTTGGCCTGAGTTGTAGGTGCTTGTGAATGAGGATTGGGGTCAAATGCAAGTCCAATTTGACCGACGGTGGTTGATATCACGGTTGTTCCAACAAAGCGAAAAGACAGCTCGGTAAATTCGTAACAGTCAAATCGTTTTGCTTCCTGTGATAAGGCAGGGAAACGTAGAGCAATGCCAGGGTTAATGGCATAACCGAGAGTGGTGAAGTTGTTGTCACCCAACACCTCACTCTCGATTATGTCAGTCCCGGCCTCGACGCGTCCCACCTTGTTTTGGCTACTTTCGTACGTAACATAAGCTGCAGCTAAGCCCTTGCTGACAGCCTTACTCTTCTTCTTTGATTTATTCATGATTGTATGAGATGCCCTATCATGAAAGGGGACTGTTCATGTTGGCGGACAGCAAGTTGAGCCGTGCAGTCTCTTGGCGTTTTGGTTCGCTTGGAAAGTTTTACGTATGGTCCACAACCAATTTGGTCACCCTGGCTCTGCAGTACCTCCATCAATGGCATGAAGTCTTCGCTCGGTCATGTCAGGAGCACAATACCTTAACTGACATGTCGTCACAGCTACTTATTCACGCCAAAGCAGGATTTAACACGGGAGACAGAGCCGCCAACACCCCATGCGTTTACGGTCGCCACCGACCCCGAAGGATGAGCTGAGGGTACCTACCTCAGCCCGGCAATATGGCTGCTAAACCTGAGCATGTGACTAGGCGTATTCCACCGTAGTGTCATACGTGAGTAGTCCTGTTCAAGTGCAATTTGTACATCTGGAGGGATACCAAAGGCTTCCCAGAACGACACGCGGGCTGTCGCTGTGGGTTCCCTGAACCGTGCTGACATGCCTAATGCCAGGTATTGCATCCCAGATTCGAGTTCCACCTTACGCTTCGTTTCCGTTGTACCGCGGATCAGCGTTTGGTAGAACTGACAGAATATAGGAACATCCCCAGCAAGTGCCATGCCGCACATTCCGATGGCTCTTCGATAGAAGTTATAATCCGACTCGTGCTGTATGGGTTTTACCACCACCAGATCCTTACTGAGAACTACACGAGGGTCCCGTACCATACGGTACACCCCAGGCGTGATCTCAACAGGATGTGATTGGCAGAATTCGATATGCTCAAGGGTGTATACTGGCTTCTCAACTTTCAGTACAAATCCAGATTCATCGAACCACCACACTATGCCATCCATGAAAGTGTTTAGATCGTCACGTTCCATGATGACAACACAGTCGTCGCCATCGTTGATCAAGGCGCATTTAATGCCTTTCAGCTGACAGTACGACCACACCATCATGGTCATCAATGATATATTTCCGAGTGAAGTGTTCATGTCACCGGATCATCTACCACCATGGACGTGGTACATAATGCAACTATCGCAACATCGGACAAAGCCGCGTGTGTTTAGTTGCATTCGTAACATCCAAGCCAGGCGTTTATCTTGGATCCCAAAGAGTGCCTGGTACAACGAGTGTTCATATCGCAGTGCTGCTTGAGACACATGTTGGTCAAACCGATGTGCATCAAGTCCCACCGCTACTGGACACTTGAATCGCTTCCAAGACTCATAGATCGCCTGGCCTCGTTCGTCAGCATTAAGGCCTTTCATGACCGTTGGTCCTCCCCACATTTCATCAATTGCACCATAAATCACATGTTCACATGCTTTGGTGTAGACACCGAGACACAAATTATAACGAGTCGATCTTGGTTGTATGATCCTAGGATCAGAATCGGCATCCTCCATCGACTTGTCATCTTTTGGTGTTAGGTTCAACTTCTCGGCTTTTACAAAACTCGAAACAAAAGAGTCCTTCTCTTCCAATGGTTTAATAGCCAAAGAGTCCCTTGCTTTTTCATACGCTCGTCGCTTCCGCCCAGTATAAGCACTGATAAACTGATCAGTGGTTAAAGGCTTGACAACTCGTGTATGCTTAAGTAAGGCACGCCTAGCTGCTCCATGGAAATGAACGAACTTTCTGTAACAGGGTCTGTAGGGCCTCTCCCACCCGCCATTCCCAGTTTTGTGAAAGAACACTCGTGTGATGATTGCACGAAGTGCTGTGTCTTCATCAGCATTATGTACGCCGTACTGAACCCCAACCCCTATAGGAGCAAGGTTGTAGATCTTACGCTCTCTATACCGACCCTCAATGCTCTCACGGATGGCTAGCTTCTCAGCTTTTGGATCATTTGGACATCCGCCTAGGCCGAGCAAAGCATCTAGCACTAGTTCAATATCCAATTTAGCTGAGAATCCGTTTTTACATTGTGGGCCTCTCTAAGGAGCGGCACGGACGTAACGCAATTTCTTCTCCAAGGGGGAGAGTTCTAAGGGGGAACATCGTAAGTACGACAAAGCACGATACACCTTATAGAGATAACTCGTATAAAATGTATCATGCGCCGTCTCACTGGCGCTGATTTCATGAGTGGTGGGAGTGAAGATGCACTCAATCAGAATGGTCACATGTTTTATCATGTCTACCTTCCGAAAGCACACCATCCGTTTCTCATCACTATTGATCTCAGCGACAATAGCCCTCCTTATGACATCCCGATTAGGTTCTGTATCCCTTGGCGTACCATGCTTGGTTTTAACACTTTGATAGATTAGGCGCTGAAACTTAGTAAGTTCCGTTTCCTTATCTGTCTCCGTGTTATGACCTTGAATGGTGCGGATGTCTGCGAAGATCTCGCGGTG